GTTGAACAGGAAGCTGTATTCAGCAACATCATGTTCAATCGCAGCATAGTTTGCGCGAATCAAATCAGCTTGTTCTTGCACTTCGATTTTGCAGCGTGCCAGTTCTGTGTTGCAAGCGTTGCGGAGTGATTCAATCGTGCGTTTGCCCTTGATTGCTGCCTTGAAATCATCATCATAGAATGCGATACCAACACCATTTGGAAGTGTCTCATTCACGCCATGAATGAAATCAATAAGCGTTTGTTTGCCTTCACTAACAACCTCAACACGAATGGCATCTTTCTTGGATTTTACTAGCCGATTCAGTTGCAGCCGTTTGTCGCGCATTTCGCTTTTCAATAAGTCGATGGTTTTGAACAGTTCGGCAATATCGGCGGTTTGTTCCAGCGCTGCTTTTTTGACGGCATCAAGTTCTTTTTCTGTTTTGTCGCAGAATGTCACCATTTTGGCGGCGTTGGCGAAATCGCTATCCGTTGCCAAATCGGTGTTGATGTTGTCGATGAACGCAAGCGCGGTGGCTTCGTATGTGGCAAGATTGGATCGTGTCACCCCGCCTTCGATTTGGATGTTTAGGGAAGGCAGGGCTTCAATGGCTTTTGTTTCAGGTTCAACAACAATCTCACGCGGCTGCCATTTTTTTAGGTCGTCTGCAAATTGCTTCCAGCCCGCAACAATTTCTTTTTCAAGGTTTTCATCGTAGTTAAACCAAAGCTGAATCATATTCTCTTTCGTGCCGTCAGAAGCTACGAACAAACAATGCTTACACCCTGCCACCATCATTTGCTGCTGCATTTGTACTTTGTATTGCTTATCCAATTCGCGAATATCTGTAACTTTTGCAAGACTCTTGTTTATAAGCTTATGCTCGAAGCAGAATGATTCATCCATATCAATACCATCTAGTGATGCAGACAGGGGTAGCCCTTCAATATCAAGGGTAGCGGTTACAGTATAAAGTTCTTCACCTTTCTGTTCTTCGATTATTTCGCGTGCCAAGTCTTCGACATCATGCCCTTGAGCAAACATCTTCTTCGTGTAGTCGCTAACCTCTGGACGCTCACCAATAGCTTTTTCTTTCAATAACTCATCACGAGTACGGTAGCTTGATAAACCCAGCATGATAGGTGCTTCTGACGCTCCGAATGTGCCTTTACGCCATTCGAGCCAAGCATCTGAACCCTGTATTAAACCCTTTACTATATTCATGCTGCTACCTCCTTCACATCAATCGGTGCAGCAACTGCGCGAATCATGCGTTGCTGTTCATCGCTCAATGCTGCTTTGGTGTTGACCATGGCAATGATGTCATCGGCTGTTTTTCTTCCTGTTTCAATAACTCGCTGCCATTTTGGAAAGTTCACTTTGAAATCCGCATCTGGATATGTGGTTGCAGCACACGGCTCTTCTTGCTGGATAGTTTCTTGAGAAACAGGATGTTCAGCGGCGTTGCCGTTGTTGTCGTGGTCAATTTGAACAGCATTAGCCAATCGTTCCGATTTGTTCCAGTATTTTGAGGCTCGCTTCACGCATGTTTTTCTAGCCATTTCCAAATAATCGGTTCGCCAAGGGCTGCTGTTCCCTTTTTTATACGATGATGACCGACCGCGAATCTCGTTTATTTCTTTAATGGACATGGTTTCAATTTGAACCGACCCATCATGCAGCGTGGCGATGCAATATACGCCAATAGGGTTGCCACGGTCGCCAAAGACTAAGGGTTTATGAATAACGGCATCTTGTGTGCCGTATGAAACTTCAAACACATCTTTCTCATAAACAGCTTGGCATGAAACCTTGGTGACTGAACCGCTGTCTGTAGCGATTTTTATCAAACCCATGTAGCTAATATCTAAACAAATCGCTTTATCGCGAGGAACAAGATAGGCAAGCTTCATAACAGGGTTTAATGTGATGCCGCACAATGCAACATTTCTTACAGCGTTGCATAAGCTTCCGAGGAAACGCTCCTGTTGCAGGTATGTATTGCTATTGCATATCTGTAATGCAAATTGTTGCTCGCGCTTAAACTCTACAGGGCAATCCGCCAGTGCTGAAAATGAATCTTCCGCACGGGCGATTGCTTGAGCAAATAGTGCTAATGAACTCATTGAAACCCTCCTTTATCATTAAATTTATTGAATGGATCGTGCATGTGTTGGCTTTCGTGTTCGTCTAGGTCGCATGGTTCATCATCGGATAGCAGCCAAGCGGCGAGGAATGCGAACATCCAAAGAAGGATGAAGCCGAGTGCGATAGTGATGGCTTCAATCATTTCAGCACCCACAGGAACTTCACACACTCATTGCCAGCGGCATCCATTTCAGTATCAATCACATAATCTTTACGCTTGCTCATCCAGCGGCGTTTAAGCCGCTTTCCTTTTAGTTTTACGGCACTAATCAGCATGACGCTCGTTCCAGTCGTTTGCGTTATCTAATGCGCGTTCTGCGCGTGCTTCTTCGCCGCGTTCGCGTTCGTTGTTGGCAATATCGTCTGCCAGCTCCTGCAAGGCTTCCTCATCGAAGATGGCAAGCGGAAGTTCCACATCGCCTTCAGCAAGTACGATTTTTGAAACATATTGTGATACTGATTCATCTCCATCGTTCTCATAGTCAATTTGATATTCGATGGTGATTTCAGCCTTGAATACTGATTCCGTGTCAAAGCTGCCAAAAAATAGCGAGATGTCGCGCGTTTCTGTTGTTGTCGTGTTCATGTCAAACTCCTTTGTATATTGTTAAAAACTGAAGTTCGACTTTTGGCTTCTTACCCTTGTATGAACGCATTAGCGAATTTGTTTCGCAGTCGAAAAAGAACCTGTTGTTACTGTCTCCGAATGATGTTTCACAGGTTCTGTTAAATTGCTCTGCATTGATGTAAACGCGTGTCTTACCGTGCTTCTCCCAGAGTTTTCCGCCCATATTGATGAAATCTTGTTTTTTCATATCAGAATCTCCTTTGTGTGTGTATCGGTTCGCTGCCGATGTGCGAAGTGTAGCGAATAGCTAACAGGTACGCAAGCTTTTATTTCAATTTTTTTTTGGTGTGGAAGTTTTGAAACAATCCAGACTCACCATGCTTTATGACATCCTCACGCAAACAGGCATAAATATCTTTGTAAGCACGCCCCAACTCCATGTAGTGAGCTATCCGCTGCTTTACGAATTGTTCCATCAGCATCATTTCAGCCAACTGATAACAATCGAATGTGCTTCTCAGGTCTGGATTCTTCTGTGCAACCAATCCAACAGCTTTATATGTTAGTTTAGTGATGTTTGAATAATAGAAGTTTGCTTTGGTGCTTCCCTGCGCGGTTGCGTAGTCAATAAACTGTTTGATGACATCTGTTTCTTCATGCCGTGCCAGCTTGCCTTGTTCCCTGATACCTTTCCATTCGCTTGATGCTGCATTGGCTTGGGCTTTTAGTAGTTGGTTTTCAATATCGTAAAACGCATCATTGAACTTTAGCTGCCACTCTCTTGCGCGCTTTGTCTTGAGACGATTGACAACCAAGCTGAACATAGGGCGATTCATCAAGCATGCTGTATAAGTTTGACCACGATATTCGCGCTCTTCTTTTAAGCATACTGGAGGATATTTAAGGGTACAGGTCAAATCGCCCTTGATTTCCGCCGCAACATTATCAATAACCCTTCTAAGTTCATGGTGCTTCATTCCCATCTTTCGCGCCACGATATTGGACTCTGCCCAAACTTCTTTCTGTTTAACTTCAACTAATGACATATAGCCCTCCTTTGTTTATAGGGCGTATTATAGCAGCCTTAATCTAGCAGTGCAAGTTTTAACAATATTCCATGCAAGTTTCGTTGACATAGTTATAGCCAGTCGCTACCATCAACCCATGAAAATTAAAGAAATCATCCATGCAGCAGGCGGCTATCGTAAATTAGCAAAAGAGCTTGGTATTGCCCCATCATCCGTTTTCAACTGGAAGCGCGTTCCAGCTACCAGGGTGCTAAAAATCTCGCAGCTCACTGGCATTGCCCCTGATGTAATCCGCCCTGATGTGTTCAAGCTGTAGCCTATCGGCTTCTTTTTTTTGCTTTAATCTTTTTATTATGTATCATTGAAATTCAGTTGTTGGGACTGGGAAGCCTGCTTGTAATGAGCGGGCTTTTTTTTTACTTGCTGAAATCATGTTGCGGTGCATAATTCGCGGCACATCCTGTTTGGTGTAGGTGGGGGGTTGCTCCCTCACCGAAAACAGGATGATAATTAACCAAACAGAGGTGCTCTATGGTACAAATCCCACTTCACAACACCCTCAAAATAAAAAACGAGCTTCTAAAGCTTATGCGGCTTCACGGCTGTAGCGATGACTTGATTGCTGAATGCTCTGCATTGTTCGATAAAGCGCCTGTGGTATAAGCCATGCACTATTACCGCTTCAATATTGGCGACTACAAAAAGGACACTGGGCATTTAAGCATTGTCGAGCATGGTGTTTATCGCCAGCTCATTGACCTGTACTACACGAATGAATCACCAATAACAGCAGACATCAGGAAGCTTTCGAGGCTTATATCAGCACGAGCAAATGATGAGGTTCAGGCATTGAACGATGTGCTTGATGATTTCTTTACTCTTGATGGTGATGTTTACAGGCACACGCGATGCGACAATGAGCTTAAATCGCTTTATGCAAAATCCGAGAAAGCGCGTCAATCCGCACAAGCTCGATGGGATGCGAAAAGCTCAAAAGATGCGAATTTATTGCGAACGCAATGCGAACGCAATGCGAACGCATGCAATAATGATGCGAACGCATTAAAAAACGATGCGAATCGTATGCTACCCAGTAACCCAGTAACCCATGAACCCAGTAACCCAGTAACCCAACTACCCATAAACACAATAAAACCAAACAACACACCAACCAAACAACATACTGTCAAACCGCAAGCGGTTGTGACCACTGTGGACGATGTGTTTAACCATTGGCAACAGGTTATGAACCACAAGCGGTCAAAACTGGATGCAAACAGAAAGAAACTTATCACCAACGCTTTGAAGATTGGCTACGATGTTGAACAACTGAAAACTGCCATTGATGGTTGCGCCAAAACATCACACAACATGGGGCAGAATGACAGGGGTCAGATTTATGATGGATTGCATATCATATTCAAAAACGCTGACAACATAGACCGCTTCATCCGCAATGCTGATACCTGTTTAACAAGGAATGGAACATTCGATAACGGCAATGATTCGGTTGCATTGGCAATCAGAAACTTCAAACAGCGCACCGATGGTCAACATGCGCTTACAAGTGAACAAAAGGGGATTTCATGAGCAATGATGATTTTGAACAATTCGCAACATGCTGGATGCAGGCGCATGAGATTGTTGGAAGAAAACCAACGGCAACAGCAATAGAATGGTCGTTTGAAGTGCTGCGCGACCAATCGCTTGGTGACATCAAGAAGGCATTGATTGCAAATGCGAGAGACCCCGAAAATGGACGGTTCGCACCAACTCCAGCGGCTGTAATTGGGCAAATAAACATCATGAACCAAGCTGGCGAATCAGCTTATGAATACCTGTGAGGGCTAACATGGAAAAGAAAAGCGAAGCAGCAAGCTATGAGCAGGTATTTATCGGCGGTATGCTTTCATGCGTATCAAGTCACGATGCGATTGACTTAAACCCATCTGATTTTCTTGATAGTTACCTTTCGGATGTATGGAAGTTTTGCCAAACCATGCGTGATATTGATTTGACGGCATTGGCGCACAAGTTCGATAGTGAATATCTCGGCAAACTGATTGCTTCAGTACCATCAAGCATATCGCTTGAGAAATACGCAAAGAAAATAAGTAATCTCGCATACCGCCGCCGCCTAAGTGAATCGCTATCACGAGCATCAGAAATGGCAAGAGATGGTGATTTGGAGGCTTTGAGCAATTATGTTGTGGCTGCAATAGATGATGCGCCTAAATCGAAAGAATCGACACATATTGCGGAAATAATCGCTGATGCTTACCAAGACTTGGAGCGAGCACACAAATCGAAAGAATCAATCAATTTTCTACCAACTGGAATGAGGTTATTCGATGAGAAAATTGGTGGGCTTCAGCAGAAGGGGCTTATTATCATCGCAGGTAGACCAAGTATGGGTAAAACGGCGTTTGCCTCATCTCTTGCAGTGAATGCAGGAAAAACAGGCAAGGTGCTTATGATTTCAATGGAAATGAGTAGGAAGCAGCTTGGCATGCGCTTTCTTGCGGCGGCATCAAACACAGACTTGCAAGATATGATGCAGGGCTCACTTACTGGTGGTGATTGGCAGAACCTTGCGGGGGCATACGGTGAACTTGCAGAAACTGGGATCTGGATAAATGACCGAACATCTCGCACAGTGAATGACATAAAAGCGGAAGCTCGCAGGTTCAAGCGCAAGCATAAAAATATTGATTTGCTTGTTATCGATTATCTAACATTGCTGAGCATGCCTGATGGCAAAAGCAAAGCTGATGCGGTTGGTGATGTATCGAGGGAAATGAAGGTGCTTGCAGGCGAGCTAGGATGCCCTATATTACTTCTTTCACAGCTCAACAGGTCATTGGAGCAAAGGACGAATAAACAGCCGCTAATGTCCGACCTGCGCGATTCAGGTGCAATCGAGCAGGATGCCGACCAGATACTGTTCCCATTCCGTCCAGAGGTTTACGACAAGAAACCAGAGAATGAAGGAATTGCAGATATTATCGTTGCGAAAAATAGAAATGGACGAGTTGGCATTGTGCGCATGGCGTGGCAAGGTAAGTCGGCAACCTTCAAAGAAATGGCATACGAGCGATAAACAGATTGCTATTGACTAGCTGGACGCTATAATAGCGTCACATCCAGTAGATGAGGCGGGAGTCATGCCCCGCCGAAACTGGATGAAAACTTATCCTACTGGAGATAACCTCATGATTAAACACTTTATTCTTCATGAAAGCGGCGCGATGGTTGTTCAAGCTGATGTAACAGCAAAAATAATCGGAGAAAAAGATTGGAGCGTATGGTTCCGCCATTTTGTTAACGCTAACAATATGGTTTACGGCAAAGATTTCTTTCTTGATTTCATCAACACTGAAAAATCAGGCTCACGGAAAAAAGAGCTTATGGCATTCGTGAACCCATACAGCATGATGATGGTTGCCGATGGAAAGCTACGCGATGCGTTGCTGGAGTTGACTGCTCTGCGCGATTCAACGATGAACACCTATGAAATATCACGCGAACTGGATAGGAATTTCACTTATCTAAACCGCCGTCGGTATGAGATGGGTCTTGAAACAAAAACTATGACAATGAAGCGCGTGGGAGCTTGGGTTGAGCGTACAATCAACACCTTTACACCCGATGAAATGGAAGTGCTTTTCAGTTCATCGAAAGCTGCAAAAACAGATGATTTCATTGGCATGAAGCGCAAATGTAACAATTTAGCACGAGGTTTTTGGAACCCTAAAGCGAGTTCTGACAACACGCAGAAATCAGCATACATACTAGCGCAGTTCAAGAAGCTTTTTAACGAGATGGGATTTGATATGGACACAGGAAATCGTGCGTTTATCGAATGCATCGGTGAGGTTTTACCAGGTAACATGCCGTGGCAAAGCGCGGAGAGAAATATCGGTGAAATGAAGCGAGCGGTCACTGGAAGAAAAACGCCTGTAATCAAATACAAACCAATGCGCCCAATAGCAAAGAAACGCCCACAAAAGGACAAAGTTTTCCACTTTGGCACTCCTGATGGCGTGATTCGGCAAAAAGCCGATACTGAAACCGTGGCGAACTTTGGGCGGCATGGCGTATGAGCAGCAAGGGTGTGTGCGATTTCTGTGGTGAATACAGCACCAAAATCCAAGACGGCGTATGCCAGAAACAAGCCTGCCAGCGGTATCGGTCGGATGATGCAGATGTGCGGGAACAGTTGGCGCAATCGGCGCGGTTAGCGAGCGAATATGAAACGAATGATTGAGCGACATCGTGAAATAAAAGCGCGGCGTGGATTGTCTGTGTTGAAAAGTGTGGTGTGGTATAGAAAAGCAAGGGGTGAGCAATGAATAGGAAAGAAGTGCTGGAAACGGCGTTAAAAATCACAACAGGCGACCGACAGGAGCAGCATGGTAGTCCTCAAGAGACTTTTGATGCTATTGCCACCTTGTGGAGCGGTTACACAGGCAAAAGTCTATCA